GAATACCTGCCAAGGATAACTGCGATTATCTTCCTTTGCTTTGTTATATCCATCGTATGTCATTTGCAGGAAGCTATCAAAGTGCACAATCGTGCCAGAAAGCCATATCCAGCCTTCCTTACCCGGGGATTCTTCCAAAGCCGGATAAATCGTTGATACCACCCACCTCTTGATGTCTGCACGTCTTTCAGGTGTCCTTGTATTTAGTTCTGATTCAAAGTCATCAAGAATGATGCCAGTATATCGAACATCTACCTCAGCTCTACCACGAAGTCTTTGACTGGTACCTTTGGCTATAATCCTATCTCCTTTGGGAGTGACTAAGTCCTTTTCAGTCCATCTTTTTCCTACTGAGCCTCCATCCATATTACCAAAGTAGTATTTGATTGTCTTGTTCATCTCAAGATGATGCCTGATATATTTTAAGTGGTCAATGGATTGTCCTTGTTCCTCTGATACCCATGCTATAAAGTTTTGTGTATCCTCTCCTGAAAAGCAAAGTTTGTGAAGGATAGCAGATTTAGAAAGGATAGATTTACCAAAACCCCTTGGAAGGATAATGCAGATACGCTCACCGGGCTTGGTTGATATTAATTTTTTAGATACATCGTAGTGATATGCAGGGGATGTGCTTTTATTTAAGAAGTCATTAGGTAAGAAAGCTCTACCAAAGTAAACAAGGTCATTGTATGCTTTGTACAATACCTCATCTTTTCTTGCCATTTCTTCTGGCGAAGGGTTAATGTTAAAACTATTTTTTTGCTTTAGCTCTTCTATACCCACCCTTGGGTCCTAATCTTTTCTTTTCTTCCATACTCAAAGCAATGGCAACCGCTTGATACATGGGATATCCTTCGTCAACTAACTTAGATATCTTCTTGTTTACCCTTCTATTACGAGGTTTAGACATTACCACTTAACTTTATCTGCCCAGAATGCTGCAGACATTTTGCCCTTTGCTATGTTTTTTCTATGACGTGCTTTAAATGACTTTCTTTTCATAGTAGTAGCACGTGACTCACCTTTTTTACGTTTACCAGCGGTTTTGGCTCCTTGCTGCCCAAAACGTATTAATTTTAGATTATGCCCTTCTTGGGCTAGCACAATGTGTGATTTGGTTTTATGGTTAGGAGTTCTCTTTGGTTTGTTAACTCCACTTAAGTTATGTTTCTTTAAAAGATTAGCTCTTCTTTTTTCGTGTGCCATGTGATTTCCTTATTGCTACTTTACCTGCTTTGGCTATATTAGCCTGAGTTGTTTTACCGGCTACCTTAGCCCTTTGTTCCATAACAGTTAATATTTGAATTTTTCTAGCAAATGGCTTCTTAATCCGCTTTACTTTTGCTACGGTAGCTCTAGCATCAGCTGGGGTAGCATATTTGATTCTAACGGTATCCTTGGGGTTCTCATCGGTATATAATCTACGACCTGTACCCTTTGGTTTCTTACCAGTGCCCTTTTTAGGGTCTTTTCTTTTTCTCATCGTTTTTTGCGTGTAACTGTGGTCTTTTTCTTTTTATATGTTCTTACTCTTCCACCAGCTTTAGCTTTTAAAATATCAGCGTCTGCTTTTCTTGCACCACCCTTGCCAGTTGCAAAGCTTCTGACTCTACCTGCTGCCCAAGCGTGAGCGCTTGTTTTTGGACGACTACCCTGCGAATAGTACGCCCCCAACCCTCTTGAGTAAACCTTGCTTAACTTAGCTTTTGATATCCCAGAGCTTTTTGCGTATTTATTTATAACCGCTGCTTTCCCACTAGGCGTTTTTGGTTTTGCGCTTTTTCTTTTTACGCCCATCTTCACTCCTTTCTTTTGATATACGGTCGTAATCTGCTGGAGTAAGTTGACCTGTTGCATATAGTTTTTTAGTCTCGATAATCTCAGACTCCCTTACCATTGGATTACTTGCTCCTTTTACATATTTTAAAGGAACGCCCCTTTTTGTTTTAGGAACCGATTTAAACTTTCTTTTCTTTTTTGTTTCTCTGCCCATTACTTTTTAGCTTTGTGTACTTTTTGCACTTCAAAAGAAGCAGTAAGGCTTGCACCTTTGTGTTTTACAAACTTGCCACTATGTTTCATAAGCTTGTATTGATTCTTGCCTTTTTTCATCCAATGATGACCAGCAGGGGCTTTTACTCTTTTAACTGCCATATCGTACCTCTAATTGTATGTTATAGGTTATATTACCCCATTTAGCTTGTTTAGGGTAATCCCAGTAGCTATTGAGAAGCACTTTCTTCTAATAGTCCGGTTTCAAATGCTTTTAACTTATCCCTAGAAAAACCTTTGAACTCTTGTATCAATGCTAATGACTCTGTTTTCTTTTCTGTAGACAATAGACCTGATATCTTCATTAAGGTTTCTAGTGCTCTCAGTTTATCAGAATCCTTGGCGTCTTTTTTATCTACAATATCTCTTGCCTGTTCTAGTAAATATGTTTTACTGATACCTAGTTCATCTAATATTTGTTCTACTTCTTTATTAACCAATGTCTTAATCCTTTTTTGTTTTAACAATACCCTAGATTGCTTATGAGCATATTCTTCACTATTAGTTTCAAATGAGTGTAAATAAGCATTTGTTACATCTACGCCTTGAGCAACTAGCTTTGCAAAGTATTTTTCTTTATTAGTTGTAAACTTTCTATTAAGGTTTCCAAATCTATATATGTCTTTTTTAGGCTCTCCTGACATTGGTGTGCTGCTATTAGTAAAGAATGTTCCTAGTAGTGTCCTAACACCTTCTTTTTTATTTTCACTGTTTTTGTTCACAGTAATCTTTTTTAATATAGATAGCACTTTACCATCATCACTAATGGTCCATTCACCTTCTTCTGCAGTGCGCCAGTCAGTATTAATCTTTTCTTTGGGATATTTTTTACGGAACTCTTTTTCATTATCAAATAAATGATAATCCACGCCTTTGATTGTCTTAAGATACATTAAGCTTGAGCTTCAATCTCAGGGTTAGGACCAGCAACAAAGTCTATTAATACCGGGGTATCCATCTCATCTATGACCATTAGTATTTCCATCATGTATTGGTGGTCACCAGTATCAATGAACTTCTTTGATAGACTCTTTAAATAATCTATCGCAGGTCCTAAATCAAGTACTTCTATACGAGGTTCTAATTCCATGGCGGTAATATAATCATAGAATGTAGTATTCAACAAGTAATTAAAATAAGTGTTGACAGGTATAGTGTTTTTACTATAAATTTCAACTGTTGGTTGAGAGGAACAATAATATATTAATATATTAATATTATATTATTAATATTAAATAATATTATTAATATTAGATAGATAGTTAATATTATAATATTTTAATATATATTACCGCATTTTACCGCCGCAGGCAATCCTACCTAAAACTTCTAAAAAAATCCAAAAAAAATATTTTATTATGTGTGTCTTTCTTTTTTTATGCACACGCCACCCCCCGTTAGCTTTTCGTTGAAAAAAAATTAGGTTGAGATTTTTGAGGTCAATTCTTTTAGGTTGAAATTATTTTTTTTTATTTATTTGGGAACAAAATCAAATCTATATCATGTAAAAGATATAACAAATAACTAGGAGATTATATGAAAATAAACAAACAAGTAAACATGGAAGCACTAACACAAGCTTGGATAAGCTTAACCTTTGATGAGTTTAAGGAAGTGTTTTACAACGAGTTTGCTGAATGGCAAAGGGGTTATGTTTCTGAGAACTTTCAAAGGTTTCAGAAAAATCCTTGTGCTCAATTTGCTCACTTAGATTCCAACAATAAAAAAGAGTTTTGCGTAAACTTGAATTTATGGTGGGAACAAAACAAAGAAAGTCTAGTTTAATAAATAAACCAGGGGGGCGTAAGCCCCCCACAACCTAGGAAAGGAAATAAAAATCCTATGGAAATACTAAACAAACTAAAAAACATACAATCACAAATCGAGACGGCAAATCAAAGTGCCTATGATTCTAAACAGGAGATTGAGAACTTAGAATATAATCTTAGTACGGCTGGAAACTATATGGATGATACCAATAGTTATCTTGAAGATTTATCAAGAGATGTTGAAAGTCTACAAGAAACATTGGAAGATGATTGGGCAATCCTAGAAAGAACAGTAGCAACTAAAGCAATAATACAAATTGTTAAGATGTTACCCGAAATTGACAGGGAATACACTGTTGAAGAAGTTGCAAGACACTTCAAACCTAAAAAAGAAGAAACGCAAGAGATGAAGACTCCTGCAGCCAAATCAACTACAGAAGAAACAACAGAAGAAAACTAACTAACCAAGGGGGGCGAAAGCCCCCCACAACCTAGGAGATACAATGAGTACAGAATTTAAAACTGAAATACGTGGAATAAGAATATTAAGGTTTGCAGGCAAAAAAGGGTTGATGTTTTTAATTGATAGAAAACTAGATGGACTTCCCACTTATACTGGCATGGATGTATATCAAAGACTTAACTATGATACAATATGCCTAACCAAGGACGAAGTAAAAAAACTATCAAAAAAATTGTTAGAGATAATAAAAGAAAAAGTCTAACTGATGAGCCTTTAATAGGCGAAAGCAAGGAGATCAGCAAAGCTGATTCCTTGCTCTTAGGCAGTACAGAAAGTTTTTAATAATAAACTAGG